TGAAACTGCCCGATAAACGTCAAGAGCAACCTGCTCATGATACCGGCTCTGAATCGTTTTGATCAGCGCAACATTCTCGGCAATCGTCACATCGAGCGTATCCTTCATGCTTCGAGTCAGCTCAAATTTTACGCCGAATCCAATTTTTTTGGAGAATGAATTGGTTGCCGATTTATTGGCCGTCAATGACTTTCTCGCGAACTTGTTTGAAGTCGAAATCGCGAAATCATCCGTTTTTCTGACCCATTCCCTGGCAAGCGCTGAGAAAATCCTGGTCAAGTCTTTGGCCGGACTCGCGTCCATCGCTATCCTGTCCTCATGGACTTTGTATTCCGCCGCGATCGATTTTAGATAATCGCGATGCATCGAATCAACAAAATCCCTAATCTGTTTTTTGTACCAGCGCTCTATACCGATATTTGCCGGTGCGGTTTTGATCGAAACGGGCTTCCGATTTCTCATAGGCCATCATCGACTTGATCAACATCCGGACTCGATTCGACGTCAATCCCTTGATAGCCCGAATCTTTTTCTGATGCAATTTTCACCCGAACTTCGTCCGCCGACAAAACGCCGTGATCGAGATAGAGCGCGTCGGTATCGGCGTCAAGTTTTCTGCGGTTTGCGATCTCGATTTCAGTTTCGGCGAAAAGCGGTCGCCACTCGAAGCGTATACATTCATCAATCGAACCAAACAAATTCAGTTGCACCAAATCAAGAACGATTTTCAGATTCGGCGAAAACATGGATTCTTGCTGTGCTTTGATCCAGTTGTAAAAAACTTTCAGCTCATTCTCGCCTGAATTGCTTAACCCAGTACCAGAGGCAATCCCGGTAAAGATTACCAGCGGGATTCCGAACACCGAACACATTTGTTCCTGCGCCTGGGCCTGGAGCGCGTCCAGTCCGCCAAGCGGCACCGACAGATTCATAAAATCTTCGGTGTCCTGGTCGATTACGTTCAAACCATGATTGCCCCGAAATTTCGTGAACAGATTCGCCCGCTTCTGGAGTTCGGAAGCCGCGCCTCCGTTGAGAATCGATGACATATTCGTTTTGAGCACAAATACCGTAAACGATTCGATCAGATCGGCAACCGATTGACGTGTCCGGAGCCAGTTATCGACATAAGGCTTCGACATTTGCGTCATTGACACGCCGCCGAACTGGTACGCAGGTTTTAGAGCATCCGAAACCGGTCGACCAACAAATTGCAATGTCCTCGACACGTGGATTGGTTTGCCGAGAACGTACCACTCCGAAGGTCGATAGAAATCAATCGCCATAGGGCTTGTTGTGTTGTAATTGGCCGGATATGTCCAGATCGGCTCGATGGGGATCAATCGGCTTAACGATCCGACGCTGACTTTTCGGCTATCGAGCGTCATTTTGGTTCTGAGTTCGGTATCATTGGCCAGCGTGTCAATGGCGATAAATGCCCGACCGTACAAGCCATCATGAAGCGCGGCAGTCTTAAAAATTTCCTGAACGTTAAGGCGCTCAAACTCGGCTTCGATCTGCTTTATTTTCGGCTCAATAACATCGCTGCCAACATCACTACCGACGTAGACCAGATCGATCCAGTTTTTGGTCATGTACTGCGCCACGATCTCGGACGCTCGTCGGTATTCGGCCCGTTGCGACAATTGCGCGAGATGCTGATAGCCGAGAAAACCTAGGCCCTCGTCCATCATGAAATCACTGCCGTAACCGGATTGGACTGCGTAGGCCGAATCCTGTGCAAAACGTGCTGAAACGGACGCCATCGTTTCCGTCGTAATCACGCCTGGCGGAAATGATAGAGGATCAGCAGGTAATTGGCGCGAGAACTGCGGCCCGTCGTCGTAGACCGAAGCCAACTTCATTTCGGATTTGTTCTTTTTTTTCTTGGCCATTTTCAGCAGTTTTTCTTGATCAAGTCGGCTTCCCATCGAATTATTGCAAAAAGCACGGCCTTTTCACGAGCGTCGTAAGTTCGTCTCGACCTGTCTTTTTCCAATTCTTGTCGCCATTCGCGGCACAAGTTATCGTGGTATTCGGCGCTCTCGAAGGCCGCAAATTTTGGGTGCCTATCCGAATCCTCAATAATTGATTTCGCACTTGCTTCAGGAGTCAGAGCCAAAAAAACGGCTCCAAGCATTATCAGAAAAACAACAAATGACAGAAGCTTGTTAAATTTACACATTTTCAGAAATCCTCATTTCGGGCTGCCCGATGGCAAATGATAACACGACCGAATCGGCAAGGTTCGGCGATTGAAGTCCACGTTTTTGTAAATCCTTTTTCGATTCGACTTTAACACGACCGGCGCCGTCAATATCCCGAAGCGGCGTAGATAATTCAACGATAAGTTGCTCAAGAAACGGCAGGTCAGATTTGATCGAAATCAATTCGTCGGGATTATATACCATGCCCATTTTTACGGCCTGATAAGTTTTTCTGAATCTATCTGCCATGGCGAACCAGTTCTGCGCCTTGGCGTTTGCGAACATATCACGATTGGTAACATGCTCATTGTATTTTGCATCCGGCCGGTAGACCGATCCACCGGCATTCCAGGCCCGGAACCTGACCGGCCGATTGTCCCCGGTCTGCCGATTGGAGTTATTTAGCTCTCGTATTTTAGACCCGGCACCGGCGCCGACTCCGCACGAATCGTAAATTATTTCTGAGTCGGTGTCTTTGGCCTTTCGGTATGCCCTGGAAAACGAGGCCAATAACTCGTGTTCTTTGCCTTGCCACGATTCCAAGTCATAAATATAAGCGCCTTTGACCGATGCAATTGCGTTTGCATCGGCGCCGGAGTCGGCAATATCGAATCCCATGCGCCTTGACCCATCGGCAATTTCCGGGATTATCAAATGCGCGTCTATTGCTGCTCGAATCCATGCTTGCTTGATAATTGCCAAGTCATTTTCTGATTTCGGATTTCCGAGATAAAAATGATCGTAATCATCCGGCGCCATGATCGACATTCGATCTATGACATCCAGTGCTTGAGGATTCAGGTACGGGTTTTCTAGATAATTAATTTTTCGGACAATTGAATCCGGCGGTGGATCAATAACGAAATGCCGGTAAACGAAGTCGGTAGATAACCTCGGATTGAAGATAATCCAAAATTCATAATCGGCATTCCGAATTAACGTCGGCTCAAGAATGTCCCATTGATTTTTGGTCATCAAATGAGCTTCTTCAAGCCAGCAAATATCAACTGATTCCAGGCCGCGTATTTCTTCGATATTCCGAGCGAGTCCGTAAAATATGAACTCTGACCCTGTGCCTTTGTGGCTTATTCGATTATTCGTGATTGAAAACTCGGCTTGTAATCCTTGCCTCCGAATGGTAGCAATCAAGATTGTGTAGACCGAATCGGCAATCCTGGCCTGAAATTGACGTGTACAAAGAATCCTCACCGTTCTAATTCTGGCCATGGCGATGGCGACCCCGGCAGCCTGGTATGTTTTAGAGCTGGCTCTGCCGCCGTATATGACACGGTTCCTGGCCGGCAAAATGAATGCATCTTTCAGCTCCGGACTTAACCCGAAACTATCGTATGCTGCGCTCAGTGTGTCGGGTTGAAGATCGTCGGTAATGAATGACCGTCTCTCAAGAATCTTTTTTAGGTTCTTGAGATGGTTTGGTGTAAGGCGTTTCATTTCAGAAAATTTTAATAAACGTCTATTATGTGTATATTATTTTCTGAATCAAAATTCTTAACTCGGTCTGAAATGGTTGCCCATTGGCTCGCCGTACATTGATACAGGTTTTCGATTCTGCAATCTTCAAAATCCCCATTTTTTGGCAAAATGTAGTCTGGTATTACACCAAAGTGCAGTAGATACACGATTCTGGAATACTCGTAGGTGTTCCCGCAGAAATGCACTTGCCTGCGCCCCCTGTTTCCGAAGCCTGCTTTGCTCCCTATCTCAACTCGCAGCGCAGGACGCCGCTTCCAAAAAAGATCACCGTTCAAATACTCGAGGTATTCAGCAGCTTTTTCCTTAGTCATGCGCTCCCTGTCGATGTACTCAAAGTCACAAAGCGTTTTGTTAGTCAAAGCCATGACTTCCTTGTGGCTCATCGGTTCGAGATTGGCCGCGTGATTGTTTTGCTTGTTCAGGTCCAAATGGGCAACCTCTTCACCGTCCGCCAATGGGCGGACAAACGCGCTTGCGACCAACCGCGAAACGAGGAAGCGTTTACGAAAACCGTCAATCATAAAATCGACAACCGGCTGACCACATTTCCCGATCCAATGGCGGAGCACTCGCCCTTTTATCTTTCGACGGCCGTTGCCGCCGGGTCTGTCGCATGATGCAACTAGGCCGGTATTTGAGACCCGGTAAAACCCCTCAAAACCGCAAACGTCTTTCCACTCTTCCATTTTACCCTCTCAGAAACCTAACCATGCATTCTTAACGACGCCGTTAAGCATCGCGGTTTATATCAGCCAATAAAAAAAACCGCTCGATCATTACCAGCGCATACCCAGTTTTTACTTGATCGCCGGTAAATCTCAGAACCGACCATCCGGCAATCACGGCCTCGTTGTATTTTTCACAATCCGACTCGAATCCTGTGCCAGTCGTATGTCGTCCTCTTGTCCAGTTACCCCCCTCGCATTCAACTGCCAGCCTAATCGAAGGCCAAGCAAAATCAAATCGCCAACGACGAGTTTTGTGGAATCTATATTCTGTTTTTGGCGGCCTATCCGGACAAGCGGCCCTGAGCTGAAACTGAAGCATTCTTTCAATTTTCGATTTCACGAATTACCCTGATCTCCAAATCGCCGTTCAATATCTTCAATCCTCGCGATCAATTCGGCCTGATCCCGAATTTCATGTATCGTTTTTAGGGCTGCAAGTGCTTCGGTTGCCAAAGAAACCGATATTTCGCTCGCCATCATCGCGTCCTGAATCCGATCAACACACTGAGTGACAGAAAGCGGGCCGTCAGGCGGAGGCAAATCAATTGTCTGGCTGACCGGCCTGAGCTTTGGATATACCCGATCTAACAGTGCTTGACACGCGGAAATATCTCCGGAAACTGCCGCGTCCACGATCACGTCCATGACCTGAGGAAACACCTTTCCAAGAGATTTTTTGCATCCTGATAAAATCGTTTGTCTTTTCCTGTATGCCATGTATTTTTTCGGTTTACGCCAAAGGCGTATTTTACTTATAATTTTGCTTCATTTTGCTGATTTGTTGATTGCCTTTGCCCGTCGATTCAAATCCATGAATTGCTTCTGCGCGTTTGCAGCCCCTTCTTTCGCAGAATTTAAAATTGATCTTCTGACCTCGGCTTCGGCTAGAAGTCGTCCTCGATCAATGAAAAATTTATATTCCGATGTTAATTCCGATAATCCAATTCCAGATATTACCGAAATCTCGGGGATAGAAAACTGTAACATCGCCAGTTCCTCTATAATTTTTGCTACTTCATCATTCATTTTTATCTGTGTCGAAAAATTCACGCTTTCCTTCCAAAAATACTTTTATTTCGGACATCCACTTACACGTAAAATCATAAATATCTGAATCGTTGTCAATAACATATTGTTCGATCCGGCTATTATAAGCATGGTTTCCGCTGCCCTCGATTGTGTAAAAATTCCCGTTTTCCGTTTTGCACGACATTATTTTGGCGTGTGACGAAGAGAACCATAGACTTATTCGAGGATGATCGGAAAACAAATTTTTTACAATTTCCTCTTTCTCGCGATATGCTTGAAGAAAACAGTATTGATT